TTGGTTGTTTGTTTTGTATGAAAAAGAAGTTTCAACTTCTTCTTCGTACCCATTTGGTGTATGGGCAGTTTCTTTTATATATTCTGCAATAGCTTTTTTATCGGGTCTTTCAGTAACTCTTGTAGGTATGCTATTTGCATAAGAAAACTTAATTAAGTCTTCGTCATCTCCAAATCTTTTTACCGTCCTAGTTGTCATCCTAAGAGTTCCATTTGGCATCTTAGCAGTTTTCTTATTTGAATTTCGCACCTCTTGCATCATAAAGTTTTCAAGAATACTTGCTCTGTATCTTATTTGTTTAAGCAAGGACTCTATCCTCCTCTCATAAAACTCTTCTGATTCGATTTGCTTTTGCTTTATTTCATCAATTTGTTTTTCAAGCTTTGCAATCGTAAATAATATTTGGTCTGCATGAATATCTGTAATATCATTGTTTTCAACCTCGCCATGCAGTTCGTCTAGAACTTGGTTTTCCTCACTCATCATTTTGCTCCTCTAATTGTAAGTGTTCGCTATTTTCTTTAGGTGTAATCACCTTAAAGCCTAAGTTTTCAGCCATTCTATTTACGGTTATGTAAAATCTTTTAACATCTTCTTCCGTAGTTTTAGATGTTCTCTCAATCCTCATTCTTAGTACGACATCATCTTGTGGCATTTGCTACGCTCCCTATTACTATATTGTTAAAATACATACACTTGTCTAGTTTTGCTGAGCATTCTTTGTTTGCAAATCGACTATCAAGTTTAAACGTTACTTTACCTTCGATTCTAGTAAACATAACTCCTAGACACTTGCCACCGCTGTAGTTGGCACATTGTTTTCTTGCTAATGATTCTTCTTTTTTCATTGCTCCCTTTTAATTATTAGTTCTTTCACTAAAGTTCAAGAACTAATAATTAAAGAGTAGCTAATGGTTTATACTCGGTTTTACTCACGAACTTCATCAGTTCCGTTTTCAAAATAATAAAATTTTTGCCATTTGGCTTACTTGCTTTTAGTTTGCCTGCTTGAATATAATTGCGTATTGTTTTGTTAGTAACTTTTAGTTCTTCAGCAACTTGAGATACTGTTAAAAAATCGTGCAAAATTAACCTCTTTTATATTGTATCGTTTATGTTTGTTTGTGTTCCTTTACAGGAAATTACAACGATTTACAATTAAGGTCAAATATTAAGTTTCTTTTTTAACTTTGATATTATTTTTTGTCTAGCATTTAACTCTATTCCATTATGAAGAGTTATGCCGTTGAATATGCTATGAGGTATAATTTGAAAAAGTCCATTCCCATCTTGGTAGTTTACAATCGCAAAGCCTTGTTGCCAATCGTTTCTAGGACTAAACGCAGGGACAATATTTGATTCTATTCTAGCAACAGTTCCTGGTGAATATGCTACATATGTTCTAATCCCCTTGCGAGGATGAACAGTTTTTTGCGCCATTTCATGTCGGTGAATATGTCCTACTATTTCAGAGTTTCTAGCTTGAGCTAGAATGGCTTTTACTGTATCTGCGTTTCCTTTTCTGGCAACAGTTCCATGAGATACACGCAAGTTATCATTTAGCCAATATTCGCCTGCTGGATATGGAGCTTTATACTCAACACCTAAATCATCAAGAGCTAGCAAGGTTGGTACAGTCATTTGTATTTTTTTAGGTTCGTTAGCAGGCTTTAAGTTATACGCAGCTATAATATTTTTTGATATAGCTTTACTCATTCTAAGTTCGTGATTACCTTCTAGGTATATCATCTTGTTACAATGTTGTCTAAATTCTTTTGTCCACCAATATAATTCGTTTATTGCAGGCTGAGTAGTAAAAAAGAAATCAGGAGAAACTAAAAATTTATCAGACCATTCAGGCAAATCTAGCATATCTCCAAGATATATAATTGTATCAGGTTTTTCTAGCTCAGCAACCTGTAAAACACAGTCAAGGGCCTGTCTATCATGAAACGGATTTAGCTCTCCAGTTTCAACATTTCTTCTAAAGCCAAACTGAGCATCTGGAATTATTAATGCTTTCTTAAAACTTTTAGATTTTTTTACATAAAACTTTGGTTTTTTAAAGTTTATTGGTGCGATTGGAGTTACATGAGGAAACTCAACCTCTACAGGTTTAATTCTTACTAACCATGCTTTTACTTGAAACAACGGCCTATGCACAATAGCATCGTTTGTTTTCATTGCCGTTTCCCATTTATTAACTACATATCTATCTACTTTCCATATGTCTGTATCAACATTGCATGCTAGCAAAAGCTCGTCTAATGTTTGAGGATTTTTTTCTCCTCTATAATCTAGTATAGCATAGTTACCAACTACTTGAAAGTTTTTACCTTTTTTCTTAAAATCATCAACATCATCATGAAAGCTTTGCAAGTTAGAAGTTAAATCTTCATTATGTTCTGTAACTGTATCAGATAAGTTTTTTGAAGAACTAATACCCAACTTACCCTTTCTTTTTAGTCCTCTTACTTTTTCAGCATTAAAACTTTCATTTGGGTATTCAAGGTTTAATATGCTAGCAGTTTTACTATAAGTGTATCCTTTTAGTAATAGCTGCGTTGCTCTGTCTTTTTTTTCTTTAGTCCAAAAGACAGGTTTACTTTTCATACATTAACTATATTTTATAACTATTTCTTGAAAATGCTCTATAGTACCAGCGCCTTTTGCAGTATTATACCAGTTTTTCCAGTAGCTAGCTTGTTCTTCTAACGAGCTAGGTAAAGGCTTTGGAACTCTCCAGTAGTGCAACCTACAAAGAATAATGCCAGCAGTTAAATTAGTTGTAAGTATTTGCTTCCAATCTTCTTCTGTAGGGTCTGTAAAATATTTCCAATCTAAATAACAAACATCAGCAACTTTTTTCATTAAAGAATCTCTATACTGTAAATAATCTTTACACAAGCTAACAGCTACCCACGGTTCACATTGCCAAAAACCCCTAGCTATATCAGAGCCTTTTTGAGATAAATATTTATACTTAGACTCAACTAATCCAGTTCTATAAACTAGCATCATAGCATCGTGACTAGCATATTTTAAACCTAATTTTTCTAATGAACTTTTTATTAAGTGCATCATTTGTAATGCATCAATCATTATTTAGCTCGCAATAACTTTGACATGATACCTGCTAATATATCTGTGCCTTTATCTACTAATGTTTCAAACAGCTCTTGCTCTTGAGCTTCGTTCATTAATGGCAGATTTAATTTAGAATTAATAGCTGTGGCCCATTCTTTTTCAAATTCTTTTGATTGTATTTTATTTATAACAAGCGATTCTAAGCCATTTGTTAATTGAGGTATGCTAGCTTCTACTTGCTTAGTTATTTCGCCTACTACGATTGATTTAATGTCCATTATATTTTCCTTTTATTTTAATTCCTAAATATATAATACTCATTATTGCTACAATACATTGTAATAATAAATTTAACTCAGCTAAATATACACCATAATTAGCAAAACTAATTGATGTTACTTTTAAACTATCCATTAGTGTTTACCTCCATTTATTCTACCAGACATATAACTTATTTTATCGCTTAAATCATCTACCTCTTTCATAAGAGCCTCATGTCTTCTGTCTAACTTATCATTTACATTCCCTTTAAATCCATTTACAGAATCAATTAGTTTTACGCAAATATTCATTGTATTACTAAGCTCTGATTTCATAGCAGATAAGTCTTGCTGTATTTCGTCTATATGCATGGTTTGTGATTTATTTTCTTTTATTAAAGAAGTAATCATAAAACCAAAAAGGAGCATACATATTCCTATTACTCCTAATTCTCCATAAGCTTCAATTAAAGTTGTTGTGTCCACTATTGAACTTTTACCTCTTCCAATCTTTGATGCTTATAGCACCAATTACTATAATCGCTGATAGTACCATGAAACCAATGAACAGTTGAATCAACATCAACTATCTCTATAAATATTGTGTTTGTAAGTGTGTCTTGTGGAGTTAGAGGAATGTTTCCTACTATCCACCCTTGATTGCAACTTGGTATTCCTGACATAATTAACAGGAATATCATAACTCGTACTAACAACTTTAAAATCTCCGTTATCTAATTTTTTTATTATTTTGTTCATAATACCATCCACCATGCAATTCCTGTTTCAACAACAATATCAGCCATAGTATTATATGCCCACGCTTTTTTAGTGCCATAAGTTTCTTCATCACCCTCAATAAGCCACTCAAATACTTCCCATAATACACCTATAATGAAAACACCCATTACACACCAAAAATTACTCCAATCTAACCATTGAAATATTTTACATAAAAAAGCTCCAGCAGCTAAATGATAAGCAGTCCAACCATCTAATTGACTAGTTCTGTATTGCCATGATACTAATGTTGCTAAAGGATTTTTCATATTTCTTTTATAACATTGTTTTCTAGCTTATGTTTCCCAATTATCATTCTACCTGTTCCTCCACCATGTTCATCATCACATTTATCAACATAAGCTTGCTCAATAGTATTCCAATTATCACTACGCTTAATAATAGAGCCATCAAATACAAGAAAATATTTATATCTAGAAGGATAAGTAAGGGTCTCAGTTGTACCATCAGGATAATTTTTTGTGCGAACAGAACCAGGGGTTGTATTTCTATACAACTTTAGGTCATGACCCTTAGAACTTTTCCTTATAAGCATTTACTTGTCCTCTGATTCCTCTTCTTTAGATAAAGACTCTTTAAGCATATTGACAAATGCATTGTACCCAACTGCTAATTGTTCAGCTACAAATTGATTTGTTCTTTGCTTGTTCTGTATATCATTAATATGATTTACCATTACTTTTTGCTCATCAGTCATATCCTCAATGATATACTCTTTATCATCTAAGGTCAAGACTGGCTTCTGTTCTTTTTGTTTTTTAGCCATTTTTGACTCCTTGTTTGTTAAACTTCTTCAGCTTGTTTATCTGCCCATGCTTTTTTTACTTCGTCTGTCCATAAAGCACTAGCCAAAGCCTGTATTTCTGCTGACTCTCCAGATACATCCATATCTGGGGTTAATACTTTTCTGTGATATTTGTAAGAGATTTCAGAACCATCTTCCATGATGGAAGTTTTTGTACGTACTTGAATGTGTCTCCACTCTGTACGAACTTCATAATCATCTTTTTCTACTTTTGATAAAGCCATATTATTTTTCCTTTTTAATTATCAATTAACTAAAATATGTAAATCCAACATATATTGTTTCGTTTCCACTTAATTCTTCAGCAACATCCTCTGCTATATCCGTAGCACTTGTTCTATAGATTCTTACAAACGATTCACCCTCTATTCCTATGGCTACTTGTTCATTTGCTTTATCATTTGTAGTTCCATTAATAACAACAGTACCAGCAAACCTTCCAGCGTTATCTGTTAAATCAGCAATGGCAAAAGGTAATGTTATTTTTAATGCTCCAGCAGGACTACCAGAAACAGAAGAAAGCGTAAGTAATCCATTTATTGTTACTTGTCTACCAATTTTTATATACCCCAATGTATTTCCAGCACTTACTAATCCAATAGTACCAGCAGTTGTTGAACCAGTTAAGGTAGGTTCGTGTGTACCTTCTTCATAGTTATCTAAAGTGTTTACATCGGAACTGTGTCCTGTAGCCGCATTATCTGGAAAGTTTATTCCCTCTGAAACAACTACTCCAGCACAATGAACTGTAGCACCACTATCTTGTGCCATATAAACATCAGTTACATCTGCATTACCAAGTGTTACTGAATTATCTCCTTGTCCTGTTGCACCTCTACCAATTACTGTTTGATTTGTACCATCAGAAGCACTAATTCCAGATAACTGACCAACCACAGTATTTAAAGTTCCTGTTGTAATGTCATTGCTTCCTGTGTTTCCAGCTTTATCGCCTATCAAAGTGTTTCCAGTTCCTGTTGAAACATCCTCACCAGCAGATGCTCCTACGGCAGTATTTAAACCATGTCCATCACTCGAAGGATTAAAGTTTTTTAATGCTTCATATCCAACTGCTGTATTTGCATCTCCTATATCATTATTTACACTTAGTGTCAAATAGCCTATTGCTGTGTTTTTTTGTCCAGATGTGTTAGACTTCAATGCTTGATGCCCTATGGCAACAGTACCTAAAGCATCAGCATTATTGATGGATTGTCCAGCTTGTTTACCTATTAAAACAGCAGATGAAACGCCTGTCATAGTTTCACCACTAGCTGTTCCAATAGCTATATTATTACTTCCACCTAAAATATTTTGTCCAGCTTGATAGCCTAAAAGAGTATTATTTGACCCTGTAGTTGTATCTTTTCCTGCTTCAAAACCTACTGCTGTATTTCCAGCACCAGAAGTCAATGCTGTAAGTGATTTATAACCAACGGCAACTGTACCATCAACATCATTTAATGCTCCATTCATAGTAAGAGCACCAACAGCTACACATTGGTCTGTAGTAGCAGAATTATCAAAATTACCACCCATTGCACTGTAACCAATCGCAACGTTTTCTGCACTTGCATCAGCAGTGCTTCCATGTTGACCACCCAATGAAGAAGAACCTACAGCAGTATTAAAACCACCCTCTTTAATATCGAAAATACTTCTCCATCCAATTCCAGTATTGTCCTCACCTGAAGTCAATTCAACTCCAGCCGTATGACCTACAAATGTATTTTCATCACCATTTGTTGTAACATTCATACCAGCTTGATAACCAAAAATTGTATTATTATCACCACCACCATTATTACTTAGTGAGATTCTGGAGTTGGCATCAAGTCTCATAACCTCTGTACCAGATGTAGTTACCGCATCTGAAGCTGTATAAAATTTAATTTGTTTTACTGCATTAAAACTACCATGACCACCACCTAACTGTAAATCAGCAGTATCTTGTGTGCTTCCTGTACCATCTATAAACATAAACATTCCAGCAGTAGGTTCTTCTGCTGTTAAATATGGTTGTGCTGATATTCCAGCCCTTTGTGCAGATTGATTTGTTTTATTCTGACCTAATCTTAAATTGGCATACCCTGTGCTTGAAGTGAGGTCTAAAAGAGCGTCAGGACTATCAGTTCCAATACCAACATTGCCAGAGCCATCTATTCTCATTTTTTCAGTTCCAGATGTTCCAAAACCCATTCCAGCATCACTATTATGGTCATATAAAATATAGCCAGCATATTGTTCTGCTCCTGTTGTACCATCTGCAAAATGTATTTTTCCTTTACTTGTATTTGCCGTTACAATAGTTATGCCTTGTGACCCAGAAGTTGAACCAACAACTAAATTATCAGCAGAACTTTCGTAATCACTTGGATTTAAAATTCCAACACCAACATTTTGACTTGAATCTATAGTTAATGCAGTAACTTCATTAGCTGTAACAAGTTTTATATTACCAGCATCCGTACCTTCAACTGTACCAAAAATCATAGTTTTATTGGTTTCATCATATCTAACCATACCAGCTATAGCATCTGCAGGACTACCAAAACCAAGCGTTCCAAATTTATCATCTGGACTTAAAATTTGTATACCAGCATGGTCGTTATTTTCTACAATTAAATCATCTGTTACCGAAGGAGCATCTACAACTCCAGCAGTAGCAGTATGGACATGAAGAGTTCCATCTCCAGAAGCAATTCCAATACCAACATTAGAAGTAAAATGACTGCTTGTTTCATTTACAGTAAGTCTTGCAGTTCTATTTGTGCTTCCTGTAGCAAATTCTAAGTTGTTAGTATTATGGTCATATACTATTGAACCTTGCTTTGTTCCATCTTCAAAAAAATCCGTAATTGCTTTACGATTAGCAGTTGATTTAAACTCAAATGTCGGGTCTCCACTAGAACTAGACTCTATAATAATAGTTGAATCTGCGATAGATGAATTACCAACTTGTAAATTACCTTCTACTATTTCATCATAAGTACCAGTTGCATTACCCTGTACAGTTAAGTCGCCTGTAATGGTAACATCACCTGATATAGTTCCACCTGCACTTAAATTTTTTGATGTATTATTTGTTATTGACCTAAACATTTTATACCTCTACTAATCTTAAACTTTTAGTTCCAGCAGAAGCTACCTGTTTAAAATGAACAGTAATAGCTGTATCTGAGCTAGCTTTTAAACCATTTGGAACTCTTATACTCATAAGTGTTTGAGCTGGCAGTATAACATCATTTGCTGTAGAAATTGTATCGCTAGCTGACTGGTCAAATCGAAGGTAAACATCTGAATCAGAATAAATTAATATTGAGTTTGTGCTAGAAGCTAAAGATTTAGAAGCGTGCGCTGCGCTTGAAATATCTAGTGCGCTAGAAACGCTCCAACTTGCTGAAACATCAGCATTTAACGATTCTACTACACTTTTTTGATGTGACTTATTTGGTAAATAATTACCCATAATATTCTCCTTGTTGTTTTGTGCGACTTACCGTCCGAGAATGGTTGACATGGACGCATCAATTATTAAATATAACAGAATTTAAGAAAGATTAATCTAAATACGGAACTGTTAAATCAAATGGTTTTGCTTTTTCTGCTAGCTTTTGTAAATCTTGTAAAGATAGTTTTTTAAATTCATTTCTTTTCTTTTCTAAAAATTCTTGTCTTTGCTTATTATTGCTAATAATATTATCTAATTCAAGATTTATCATTTCTGATTTAATTGGCCCTAAATAATTATCAAAAATTTCTTTTCTAAAATGGTCTGTTATTCTATCTTTAGCTCTGTCTATAATAAGAGCTTTTACTGCGGGTTTTTCTTGTTGCCAGTATTCTTTTTGCATTTCTTCTTTAATTGCATTGTATAAAGCTTCACCACTTACTTTCATTAAAGTCCAATGTTCTTCTGGAGTGTATCCTATTTTTGCAAATTCACTTGTAGTAAACATAGGATTGGCAGGTTTAAATCCTTCATCTCTATCAAAAAACACTTTTTGTATTTCTTGATATACTGGGTCATTTTTTGCTTCAGTATATCTCATAGCAAATATTCCACCAACAGGGTCTGGCTTATCTATTTCTCTTCCAAAAGGGTCAAGTGCAGGTAAATTTCTATCAGTAAAAAAAGGTAATATATTATACCCTTGACTTTTTAAAACATCCATATAATCTATATTTTCATCAACATCGCTTAATTTTAATCTTGACCTTCTTTTGTCATCAATAATGCTAGCATATTGACGAACAACTCCAGGCATCGCAGCTCCAGCAGTTAAATTAAAACCAAATTCAGCCCAATCTTTTCTGCTATGCAAAGCTTTAAATAAATCTCCTGTTCCTGCAAGAAAAGGATTTTCAACAAATGATTTTGCTATTTCTGTAACAGCAGACTTAGTTTGAAGTGCTAATTGTTTTTTTGTTTCTTCATTTTGTGATTCTAAAGCAGTTTTTTGATATGATTGCAAAAGCGTTAAGTAACTTGATATTGGCTCAAAACCTCTATAGCTAACCCAATTCCCATCATCTAGTCTTACAGAATATTCTTGTTGACCTAAGTTTGTTCTCATATTACGCTCTTCAGGAAACATATCTGACCAATCTCCACTTATATTATCATTTGAATTGTCTAAAATAAAACGATTCATTAAATACATAGCGCCTAACCCAGTTGTTACTTTTGAAAGTTCCTTTGCAATAGTTCTAGTTCCTTCTTCTTTTGCTTCAGTTACTAATCTTTTTTCTAAAGTTTTTCTTAATTGAGATTTTGGAGGAGTAAAAGCTTCTACAAATCCTCTTCTAAAATCTCTCATAACAAAATTTGCAGGAGTATGTTCTAGCGTATATCTAAATAAATTACCAGCAGTATTAAAAAACGGAACTAATATTTGTCCAACAGCATTATACCATTGATTACCTCCTCTCCAGCCATTTACAACTTTACCAATTCCTTCTAGCTCGCTTTGAAAAACATTATATTTACCGTCTCTTATGGCAGAATCAATTAAATCTCCATCTAAAGATTCTGTTTTTATTATTTCATCTGCTCTTTTTAATACTTGAGAGTTCTTTTTATAACCTTCTCGAATAGCTTGTCTTACAGCATTTGCTCTAAAATATCCTTCTGTTAAAGGAACTCTATACATAATATCAATTATTCCTTGTATTCTTTGAGGAGTTCTAATTATTTTGCCTTTTAATCCTTTTATATCTTTGTACATAAATCCTTCATTTCTAAAAAAAGCACTTTGGCGTAAGGCATTGTCATTTTCAAAAAACATATCCCAAGCTAATCTTGATGCTTTTTTAAATCCACCTAAATGACCCCTTATCATTGCAGCTGATTCAAGTCTGTTAATTTGATTTTTGCTAAGATTTCCATATTGACCATTTGTTAATTCATGCAAAGCTCCCATTGACTTATTAAACATCCAATCATATCCTAATTCAAAAGGCATTCTTGCATAAACATTTAATCCAGCAAAAGTATTACCCACAAGACTTCTTACAACAGAAGAAGCTGTTGCTAGTTTAGCATTTCTAGCATATTCAGCTAGCTTAAACAAAGAACTTCTGTCAATTTCTTCATTCTTTACAATTCTTCTTACTATCTCAAGCATGTCAGGATTATCAGGAAAAAACTTTTCAAATTTTGTAAAGTCTGTAATGTTTATAGCTTGAATGTCTCTTAAATTTCTTAATGCTCTAGCAGGTTCAGATATTAAAGATTCTACAGATAGCAATGCTTCGTTTATAGGTTTTCGCAATGAATTGTTTCTTGTTCTAGCAAATTCTTCTACTAAAGAAAATAAATGATTAACTCCTACAGTTTGAATTTCAGGTAACTCTCTTATATCAAATTTTAAATCTTTTTTAAAATGAACAGCTTCAACATATCTAGCATATACTTGTTTTGTTTGTGAATTTTCTGATATTTGTTTTAAAGTTCTAGTTCCTTTTGCTTTTCTAGTTTTTAGTTCACCAACATTATTTACTAAAGATTCAAACAAATTAACTAATGCAAGTCTTTTATCATCTCGTTTTTTACCACTCATTATTTCAACTCTTATATTAGCAAAATAATCATCTGAAGGTCTTTTGCTTGTGGTAGTTCCTTTAACTTGACCAGGACTCTGAGGTAGTTCTTCAGCTATTTCTGAGCTTAGTTTTTTAGCATTGTCAAAAAAAGCCTCATCAGATATTCTTTTATAATTTGCATTTACATATCTTATTGTTTTAGCATCGCTACCAATTTCTTTTAAATATCTTATTAAGCCTTTTTTATTAATTTTATAACCAGTTTTTCCATTGCTCCATAGCTGTTTTATATCGTCAATTAATTCTTTATCTTTTAATCTTTGTTGCAGTTTTTCTTTTGTAGTTTTTCCTACATTTCTACCAACTGCACCTTTTGCACTTCTTCCTGAAACATTTTTAGCAACTCTTTTTAATAAATCTTTAGATGTCATTAGCAATCTTAAATCGCTTTGAGATTTATTTATAAGTTTAGTCGTTGCATCTATAGAGTTTTTAATTAAATTAATTCTAGGAGACTGTATTCCAGAATCTAAAGCTTGAGCTTCTAGTGTAAACAACTCATCTATTTGTGAATTTAAATTTCTATTTAGTTCAGATATTTCACTTGAATATTTTTCAGCTAGCATATCTTGATTTTGTATTCTTCTTTTTAAACTTCTTGGGTCTCGCATTTTATTTACTACTGGAGTATCAGAATCTTTATCAATTTTTAAAGGAGGTCTTTTTGTAGCTGTTGTTGGCAACGGTTGTTCTTTTGTTTTTTGAAATATTTTTACTAAATAATCTCCTTTTTGAGTTACTCCATATCTAGCAATAACATTTTGACCAACATATTCTCCAAGTTTTTCTTCTATATAAGCATCAAGTTTTTCTTTGCTTTTATATCTTCTTGCAGATTCTCCTTTTATTGGCTCTATATCTTTACCTTTAGACAAATCAGATGATTTTTTTATCTTAACTTGTTGAACAATTTCATCTGAAACAGGTTTTCTTTTTACAGGCTTAACTTTTTTTTCTTCTAAATCAATTAACTTTTTAACATTTTTTTGTGTTTCTTTTAATTTTTTATCAATGTTTTGTTTTTTACCAACAACACTTGGAATATCTCTATCTAAGTCTATAGATGTACTTACAGTCTCATCTGCTTTTTTTAAAAAATCATCAACAACTGTTGGTTCAAGAAAGTCTATTTCAAGTTGTTCACTTACAATTTGTTCTGCTTTTTTTAAAAGATTTGGGTCATTTTTTAATGATTGCGCTGCTTTTTGTTGCTCTGCGTTTACTGCATTTTTAGCTGGTCTATCATTTGCTAGCTCAACAACATCAGCAAGCTCTTTATTTTTTTGAGCAACTTTTGGAGTTTTTCTACCCATGCTAGTAAGGCCAGTAGCAGCAAAATATGCATAAACACCGCCTGTATCAAAAATATATTTTTGAGCTTTTTGTCTGTTTTGTTCTAATTCTTTTTTATTATAACCAAGATTAGCTAACGAAAGAACAGGATTTACAACATCAACAATATTTAAAGCTTGAGCATATGTTAAAAATTCTTCAGGCATTGTTTGTATCAAACCTTTAACAATGCCAACTGGGTCTGACCCCAAAGCTTGAACCATGTCTATTGGCATTGCAGAAAACTCTGCAATCGTGCTTACCATGTTTGTTGCAAAGTCAACAACTTCTTTACTGTTTTCAAACTCAGAAGTGTTATACAAATCTGTATATTGACCAGTAATACCTTTAATTAAAAACTCAGTTGTTTGTCTTGCTGTTGCAGATATAGGTAAATCATTTCTAGCTCCAACTTCAATATCTGAAACTTGTGTGCTAGAAGGTTCTGCTGTTTCAAAAGTAGGATTAAATTCATTAAGTAAAGACTCGCTTTGCTGTAAAATTTGCGGAGATATAGTTTCTTTTTCTTCTTCTTGAGGTGTATAGTTTACATTTATAGCAGTTGAATCACCACCAGACTCAGCTAACATAACTTGCTTTGCTGTTTGTGGGTCATCAAATGATTCATTTATTAACTGCACAACATCAACAGGAACTTTATATGTATTTACTAGCTGTTCATCAGTAACTCCATCAAAGTCTTTGTGCTTTCCTTTATTAAATGCTACCCAATTATTCCACCCATTTGGAGATTTTTTTTCAATATATGAAGCAATAGCAATATTTTCAAGATTGTTTAAATCTTGTACTGGTTTATTAAAAAGAACTGAAGAGGTATCATCCCAATATTTATTGTTTATTTGAAAATATCCGTGGTCTGAGCTATCTATTACTTGATTTGTTTCGTAATCAGGATTGTTTATTTGAGCTAGCGCAGGTGCAGAAGCTCCTGGATTTTTCATTTCTAAATCTAATATATCTGTACCAGAATCATCTTTTGTTGTTGTTACAATATTAGAATCAGCAGGTAAAATATTATTTTCTTGCTGTGGTATAGGAGGATTTATGCTATTATAAAAACTATTAAAATCACCAAATTTATATTCAGTATCTTTACTTAAATAGTCATATAATTTTTCAGCAATTTCTGGATTTTTTAATTGTTCATTAAAATTATCAAAAGTTCCAAATTCATATTCAGTATCTTTACTTAAATAATCGTATAAATTTTTACTATTCTGAGACATTATATACTTCAAAAAAGTTTTTCTTTTCTACTTGAGAACTAGGAACATAAGGAACAGATGCGCCTTCTTCATAAACAGGTAAAATACCTGATTCAGCATATTGATTTGCATACTGTTTAGCATTTTTTCTAATACTTTTCCAATATTCCATTTCTTTTTTTTCACTTTCACCATAAAACTTTTCTTGTTCTGCATCTGAAAGCAGTTGACCAGAAATAGGGCTTTGTTTTGGTTCTTTCATTTTATTTAATCTTTTTATATTTTGATTTGCAATATCAGTTACTTCTCTTCTAAAAGGAGTTATGTTTTGATTTGCACTTACTCTAGCAGGCTTTGTTTGTAAACCTGCTGTTTCTGGTTGCAGAGTTACTCTTCCTTGTTCATCTTCAACTCTTGTTAACTTTGGAGTTGTTACTTTTTGTGGGCCTTGATAGATAACTTCAGTTTGTTGAGTTACTGGGTCTACACTAACTAAGTTGCTACCGACACTTCTAATTACAGGTTGATTTGCTTTTCTAGCTTGTTGTTCTGCTTTAAAATATCTGTCTCTTTCGTTTGATTTTTGTTGTAAGTATGTACTTAATAAGTCAGTAAGTATGTTTGCATTAAATGTTGGGTCTCTATAAGCCATTATAAACTCCTAAGAATAACTTTCTCTTTCTAATTGTAAATTTCTAATCAAATCTTCTAGGGCAAACAAGTCTGTTTGTCTTCTTTGTGCTAAGTTCAAGTCTGATGTTCTTTTACGAAACTCAGCATCTTCTAATATGTTTTGAGTTTGAGTTCTTAGCATTTGTTGTCTTGTATCTACTTCTGGGTCAGCAGTAAAAGCAAAGCCTGTTCTACCTTTTTTTTCTTCTGATTCTTTTCTTATATTATAAGATTCGGTTAAAAACTTTTCTATATCAGAAAGAGACTGACTTCTAATCTGTTCTGTTTGCATGTCTCCCATTTGTTTATAAAAACTAGATAAGCCTTCACGCCTTCCTTCAATATCAGAAATAGTTTCATCAATTCTTTGTGTTGCTTTTCTTGCTTCTTCTGAACCAGATGTTTCTCCAAATATTCCCCATTTTCCTGATGCTGGATGCCATTTTGTTGCCATTTTTATCTCCTTCTACTTAAAGAGCTTAAAGCTCCAAGACCTAAACTTGCTAATCCAAAAGCAGGATTTAGAACGCCTAAAGCAGTAGCTAAACCTACGCCACCTCCAGCAGTTCTAGCAACTGCTGATAAGTCTCCTCGCCCTCTTGCTATATCTCTTAATCCTGAAGTAAGAGAAGCTGCGCTTCCAATACCACCAGCAACTCTACCAAGACTTCCAAGTTTGCTAGCTTGTTCTAGCGGAGCATCAGGCATAGGCACGCTTTCTATATTTCCTAGACCTTCACTTGCTCTTCTTATCCCACCTAAAGGAGACTGAACAGCATCTACTGCTTGCATTTGTATTGGATTTGCTTTTGTCATAGATGCAACCTGAGAAGGACTAGCATATTGAGTAGTAACTTCAGGAACTATTGGAGTTTGACCTCTTCTTAACAATGCAGATAATCCTTCACCTGAAACATCTCCCATTGCAGGTGGAGGAGGACTTGGTAAATTTGAAAAGTCATCAAATCCTGGCATTTCACCAAGTGGTTGATTAGGTAGCATGCTAGCTTCAGCAGATGGAGCTGTTCCTCTTCTTAGGTTTTGGAGCATTTCTGCATTTTCAGCTCTTTCAACATTTAAGTCTCTAGCATAATTTCTACTAAAAGGATTTAATGTTTCAGACATTGTTAATCTAGGAGATTCGCCAGAAACAACTCGGTTTACGCCTTGTTCCATAAACTTACCAGATGTTCTACTATCTGTTAAAAAGTCTTTAAAAGATAAATTGGGGTTTCCTCTTTTTGCTAATAAAAAATCTCTTCTTGTTTTAATAGCATCTAAACCTGTTTTTCCTGCACTTTTTATATTTTTAGCTCTTTGCCTATCTTGTTCTTGAGCAGCCCTCATTCTTTGCTGTATTTGTTTTAGTAAAAAATTTACATCAGAACGAGCTTGTCCAACTCCCCCTGCTCTTTGTTCTAATAGTTCTTGTATTGTTGCCATAATATATCCTTATTTAAAAATCGTTACCACTCTGTATTCGTAAAGCAGAAGCTCTA